TCAGCCGTTGCCGATGTTGCTAATGACACCCATTGCAAACGGCGCGTATACGGCCAAAACTTCCTCGGCATAGACGCCGACTTGGCGCTGACGTGTGACGATCGGCCAGTCGATCTGATAGTAGTCTTGCCGAACCTTGACCTCGGCGACGTTCGGTACCTCGTTCGACTGGTACTGGATCGGCAGATTCTCGGCCCAGCCGATGATCGTGCCCGCGGGAACGCGTGGGTGGATCTTGATCGGGATTCGAAGACCGCCCTCGATTGCGAAAGGATTGTAGTAAAACTGCACAACCCCAGATGCCGTCATCTGATATTCACCGTGGCTTCCGTCTGCCGGTGAGTCGTAGCGCAGCAATGGCCCCGAAGCGTTCGACAGTACCTTGCTGGTGATGTTCTTCAACTCCTGAGAGTTGACATAGAGGACGGTCGGGGACAGCTCGAAATTGTCCCACATCTTCTGGAACATCGTGTCGATTTCGACAACCGATCCGCGGCCCGATGCGGTTAGCGGCGTCCCGACACCCGCAGTGCCGGTCGGCATCATATTGATATAGGCATTTGAACCAGCTTTGAGGGCCGTGGTCAGCAACCCGTCATAGGCAAAGGCCGGATTGGCCGAATTGTCCGCGGTAATTGCGGTCTGCGACTGGTTGCCTGTGCTCAGCGGGGCAGCGATCATATGGCTGTTGATCGTCGTGATCGCCTGCAAAGTCTCGGTCCCAGTTGCCGTCGAGACATACCAAGCATAGGCGACCGCACCCTGCACCGCCGCGACGCTGCAGAAAAGGGTCTGGCCTAAGGTAACTGCCTGGCTCGCCTCCGCACTGATGTTCGACGAACCGCCGGACAGCACGTAGCTCTTCCCGTCGGCTCCCGAGACAGTCTTCGAGGTGGCGACGCCACCGATGACGCCCGAATTCTGGTAACCTTCGAGGGTCAAAGCGACGACCTTGACGAAGTAGGTTCCCGTCGGAAGTGCCGCCCCGCTGCCCGATGCCGACAATGTCGGGGTCGCTGGCGTTCCGAGTGTCAGTGAGGCGTTGCCGGCGAGGAGCGCCATCTCCTCCTTGAGCATCATCTTTTGCAGGAGGCGAAAGGTCATTCGTGCTTGAATATCCTCAAACTCACGGCCAGCGGAAATCGCTTCGAAGGTCGCCGCGTCTTCCTCGCCAATGGTCACATAGGTGGCCGATTTGCTCGAGGTCGAATAGGACATCTGGCCCGAACGCTGCCCTTCCGGCACCCAGCCCATTGCGTCGAAGCCGGAGCCGATAATCGCGCTGACCTGGCGCCAGTTTGTCGCTGAGCCGGTGCCGCCGCCCACGCGGGGCATTACGTTTCTGATCGGGGTTACAAAAGGATAGAGGTTTTTGGCCGGTGCTTGAAGGTCATAAGCCAGCAGTCCTGACGCGGTCGAGATAGACTTGGCGAGCGCGTCACTCGGCTGGGCCAGAGCCCCCTTTAAGAGCTCCAGCGATTCTTGAGTGATCGGATTCATCAAAAAATCCTCCCGAAAGGGGGGCAACGAAAAGCCTGGCCGAAAGGTCAGGCTGGGCGACGGCTTCTCGGCTGCAACGCAGGCGGACGCCTGTACTGCCGCCGTAAGACGAAGCTCGGCTTCGCCGCGAGGCCGGATTGGGTGTAAGCTACAGTTTGGCCGAGTGCAGTGGCGATGCCGCGCTCGGCGCGTTCGGCGTTGGGGTCATCGACCCCGCATCGGCGGGTGTCAGCGTTCGCTGGTCGCCGCGCCGTGTACTGGGATCGGATTGGCGTAGCTTGCCTTGATCAGTGTGAGGGTCTGCTCCTCCTTGCTCATCTTGGCCAGGGCGGAGGCTATCGCCTCCGGCGAGAGCGGGCTGTCGCCGGCGCATTCGGTACTACCGCCATCCTGCTGTTTCGACACAGAGACGCTGCCTCTGGCGATCGTTAGGGGCGGGAGCGGAGTGCGGGCGATGTCGTCGACTCGCCTCGACAGCCGGTCGAGCAGCGGCACCATGTCGCTGAGCGCCTTGACCAGCACCGTCTTTTCGGCGCGTTCGCCCGCCAGCACCTTGGCAAGGTCTCTCGTCCGCAAAGCTTTGACCGACTCGAATTCGGTGCCCTCGAGCTCTTCCTCGCCGATGTCTGCAGCGTCGCATTGGGCGCCGGCACCGACCAGCTGGTCATGCGCCGCGCGCAAATCGCCCATCATTTCGGCGGAATGGCGCGCACCGATCTTTTTGACCCCCTCGCTGCCGGCACTGCCCTCAGGTGTCGATCCCGAATCGGAACTCGGTGACAGATCAGAACACGCCATCCTATCGGTCAGCTTGCTGACGCATTCGTGGGCGAGATCCATCAAGTTCTGGTGGGCACGGCCGCGCTTGCTGCGCATCGACGCGATCGAACCCAACCTCTTGGAGGTGTCGACTGTCGCATCGAGGCTCGACCCGTCTAATGGGACAGCACCGGCCTTGCGCAGATGGTCGCGCGCCCGGTCCATGTGCTGCTCGTCCTCTGCGGATAAGCCGCCGATTTTCATGCATTTGTCGCAAGCGTAATGGGCCATGTCCGCCAGCGCTTGGTCACCTTGCGAGTGCTTGGCTTTGGCGAGAAGACCGGCGGCGAGCTTCTGCATCTTGGAGTTCCCTATCTTAAGGAGGGCGGTAACGCATGCTACCCCGCGCGCACCTGCGGCCATTGCTAGTAATTCGGGTGCGTCCAGCGAACGCGATCCCGCTTCTATTTCCGTGTCGTCCAGAATCTCGTCCGACCCTTCGGCCACCAGCTCACTCAGGAAATTGCACAGCTCGGTGATGATCGCCTGTAGCCGGGCGGGCTGGGACGAGTCATCGCCCTCCATCACTGCCTCGATCTCGAGCAGCTCCTGGAGCCAGTCGAGTTCGAGGATGATTTGCGCGATGCGGCCGACATCCCCAATGGCCTTGGTCAGCGCGGCGCAGGACGCCTTCTGATCGCGCTCAGCCGAGGGTGGCCCTTCTAAGTCGATCTTCTCCTTCCAGGCAGCGATGATATTGGCTTTGATTTGTTTGACCTGTTCAGCGGTGTATCGTCCCGCGTTTCTGGGCCTGTTGATGTAGGACCAGGCGGCGCGGATATGCCGCTGCGTGTCGATCGGGTAGCGCCGCTTTCCGTCAGACTGGTATCCGTGATCGGCGTAATTCAGCTCCTTGAGGCCCCCGCGAGAACTGTCGGAGGTGCTCATATTCTTACGGCCATCAGCCCCCTGTTCCCCGCCAGGGGAAAACTTGGCGAGCGCTCCTTCGGCCGTCTCGATCGCTCCTTTTGCCGCATCGATTGCGGCCTCAGTTCCGCCAGGACTGCCGGCTTCCAGCTTGGCCTCCGGCGGGTCTTCGAAGGTCGCTGGCGCTGTCTGCGGCAAGCTAAACTCTGGCACCGCGAGCGCCCGTGTTTCCAGACATTTGATCGCATCGCCTTTGGCGCGGTGATGGTGATCAGGCACGCCGCAAGCCCAGATCTGGATCGGAGGATTGAATGGCTCTCGCGCGAGAGCAGAGGAGATTGCCGCCGCGAGGCTCGGGTCCGCTTCGCCGCACGGCATGCTGGTCACCGTTGTGGCCTTCCAACAATCGAAGATGGCTTCCGGGTTTGCCGGACGATCGACCAGAGAGATTTCGTTGAGGACCAGGCCCGTGATAACTTTGGGATTACCGGCCTCGCGCTGCGTGATCCGGCCACCGATCGAAAAGCCGCGATAGACTTGGTTTCTGACCTTAGCGACCGCAACCGGGTCCACGACATGGGCGACAATCCGGGTCGCCCCGTCGTCACCGACTTCGGCCTCCAGCGTCGTTCCGGCAGCCGATAGCTGGTGCATCTCGCGCAGTGCCGGAAAACGCATGTAGTCCGGAACTGCCGCGCGCATCGCATCGGCTCGAACGATCTCACCCTGGTCGTCCGTGACCTCCGACGAGGCGATCCCGTGCACCCGCACGGTTCCATCGTCCTGAGGCTCAACCTTCTGGATTGCGCCATAGAGCCGCATCATCAACACCCCGCCAGTGCGTCGTGCGAATTAGGCCAGTTGCTTGTCATTACTTCGTTAGCTCCCGACCAAGCGATGTGGCATTAGACCTTGATCACTGGAGACGACTGGCGCTTGCTGCAACGCCGCTGGGAGCGGCCGGCCTAATGCCTCTGCCAGTATCTTGATCGCTTCGGATACCTGACCGGCCGCCGTCGCCGAGTTGTCGGGAACGAGGATCTTGACCGCCGCCGCGGCGACACCTGCCCAGGCTGGGTCCCCCGTCACAAAATAACAGACGGTGCCGGCGAGGATCCCCAAGCCGATGACCGTGCTGGGCTGGAGCGGCCAGCGGAGCGCTATCTTCTCAAACATCTCTCTGCTACCTGATCAATTCATCGCATCAATTTCAAACCATGTGGCAATGATGTCATTGGCCACACCGCTGGTAAAGGACGAGCCCGTCAAGGCAATAACAATGGCGGCCGACTCTACAGCCGTCATGAACACCGGTGCGCCAATCCCACCATGAACTCCGCCGAGGATCGCTGAACTCTGTGCGTACTGGGTGTTTGCCCCGGCCGCGCCGTATTTGAAGACGTTGGCCGTCAGCTGCCAGCCGACGTTGCTATTCGGCACCGTTCCGTTGACCCAGGAGCCGGTGTCGGCGATCACGGTGCCGCCGGTCACCGATGAGCCGGAAATCGTGGCGTTGAACCAGAGCTTGATGCGCTTGTTGTTGGTGGTGCGGCCGGTGCCCCCCTGGGCGGTGACACAAAGCCCGCGGCCAGCGACATCGAAGCTCGATGCCGGCAGCACATAGCTCGCCAGCACGTCGTCGGTGATGTCGGCATTGTTGCCGGCGAGTGGGTTGCCTACCAAGCGGATGAGGTTGCCCTCGCTGAGGAACACGCCTGATCCGCCCCCGAAATAGGTCAAGATGTTCGACGGCTCGGCACCGGCCTCGGGGGCGACGCCGTCGAGCGCCCAGCTTGCTGCTCCGGTCGCTGCCGACAAGCACGTCCAGACCCGTCTGGCAGTGATATTGACCCAACGCGAGCCGACCGAATAATCCTGCGTATGGTCGTTGGACGGACCCGGGTCGGTTGTCGCCAACAGATTATGGTAGACGGGCAGCAAAGTGCAGCCGCCACGGATCAAATCCGACACATCGTCAATCGCAGCCGCAGCAATGACGCCCTTGGCGTCCGCCGTGTAGGAGGCACCTAATGTCTGAAACTGGGCAAAAGGAGCAGGTGCGAGCAGCTGTGTGGTCATTGGCAGATCATTCCTGACTGTCATGGACCCGGAGATTTGCACAGGACCGTAGAATTGAGCTTGAGCACCCGGCCGTCGCTTAGAGAAGCGATTGCTTCAAGGGTATAGGTGCCGCCGGCTGCCGTGGTCGGCATGCCCCCAATAGTGGCGACCGAAAAGAACCCTGTACGCGTTTGCAGCGACCCATCGGTTGGAGTGCGCACCTGGATCGTCGTCTGGGTCGAGACCGACAATACCCGAGACTGCGGCGCTGGGTCGGTAGCCGTCTGAAACGGGGCTAGCGCACAGGTCCAATCCGTCGAAACCAGCGTCGCTGCGCCCATATCCGCGGTAAAATCGAAGGCGAAATTGTCGATCTCGCCTAATTCGATAGGATCAAACGGCGTCGCCAAGTGCATAGCCGGGTTCCTTATTGGCCTTTGAGCGGGGTGGCGATTGCTCGAAAACTGCGCGGTGGGTGCGGTTGCCGGACAAGGTGGCGCGCCTGCCTTCTCAAGGACGTCTGAGCTAGTCGGCGGCTTTCAAGGCAGGAACGGAACCGCTTTTCGCAAGACCATCGACAGGATCAAGCCACCGACGGCGTTGCAAGGCGCAGTTGGCCCTTGCGTCGCGAACTCGAAGAGCCGGTCGGCCTCGATCAGTGAGGCCAAGCCCGACTTTGGTGCAGTCTCGACCGCACCGGCGACCGGTCCCAAAGCCATCCAGCATGCTGCGCCTTGTGCGTCACCGCCTTGGGCTGCGACCTGTGCAGCGTTCGTCAAATCGGCAACCGCGAGCTTGCCGCCCTCGGCACATCCCGACAGCGCCAACAACGGTATAAGTGCGTAGGGAAGAAAGCGCTGCTTTCGCATTGCACGAGTCCTCTTACAGTGTAGATTGCATGTCGCTGGTACTGCGACAGCCACGACCGAATGACGTATTCAGTCGCGCTGTTGTTTTACGGCCTTTTGAGAAGGCGGCGTTTGCCGGGCGAACCAAGCAGACGTTCTAATGACACCCGCATGGGCGCCGGCAGCGCCGACCACTCGATCGGCAGGACCGCATCAGCAACCAGCAGGGCGACAATCGCGCCAAGCCATTCAGCCGTCTCCGGCGCGTCGCGGGCGACGATGGCAGCGAACTCGCTGGGCGCCGGCGCATCCCGCAGTAACGACGCCAGCCATTCGGTTACGACACGCCGAGCGGCAAGGGCTTCCGCCAACGACTCGACGCGGCCGGTTGTATCGTTCGTGACGTCGCGGCCGAGCTCGACCGGCAGACCGAGAGACTTGCCCAGGACCGCCACCAACTCCAATGGTGTCCGGGGATCGGCGTACAGCGTCGCGGCAGCCTCTAGCACCAGCCCAGACTCGGCGCGCTGGGTCGCCATGGCATCGAACAACAGCCCGCGGTCGGCGCGCTGTATCCCGAGACGTTCGAGCAGCATGCCGAAGTCCGCTCGTTGCGTCGCGATGAATTCGACCGGCAACGAGGGGTCGATCCGTTGCGTCGCCAAGAGCTCGATCGGCACCCAAGCATCGGCGGTGACGATCGTGCCTGAGGCAAGCAGCTCCCAGCACCCAATATCCCACTTGCCGGCCTGCGGCCGTGCCGTGCCGGCAATGTCAGTGGCGCCGAAGGTGCTATCGGCCGTGCCGGCGCCCTGCAGATTCGCGCCCGCCTTTTCGCGAAAATCAGCCGAGGCTGCGGTCGTATTCTGAAACTGGTTCGCATAGGTCACGGTTGTGCAGCCCGACGGCGGGCTGGCGACATCGGTCATGCAGGTCGTAAAGGTGAATGTGCTGCTTCCGGCGCCGACAGCCAGGGAGCCGAAGAACGCACAATTCTCCACCGTGATCGTTTGGAAATTGGCGGCGATGGCCGTGAGTCCGGGCGTCCCGTCGCTCACCGTTACTATTGTGACAAAGTATAGGTTGGATGTGTTTTGCAGAAAGACCACGCCATTTGGGTCGCCATCCACGAGGATGAGGCAAAGGGAGTTGCTTATTATGTTGTACGGCGACGAGCCATCGCTGAATATAACAATCGCTCTAAGGTCATGACTGAATATACAGTTCGTCAGGACACATCCGTGGTTGTCGTGAACATAGATGGTCTGCCCGCCGTTCTGCCCACTAAGCTGTACGTTACTCAGAGTGACATAACTATCCGAGATCTCGAGGACGTGGTCATTGTCTGACGTCTTGCGAAAGCCAACGCCGTTCGCGACGTTGTACCGCAGTGCATTGGTTTGGACGCTGGCGTTGTCCCGGAAGCTCTGCCCGGCGCCGGTTGTCAGGGTGATCGTGTGGGTGACATCGGTCGTGTGACCAGAGAGAGTCAACAAGATGCCAGAGCCGGTGAATTCGCTGTCGTTATAGCAAGCGCCCACATAGCTGTTGCCGTCGGTGACGAGATTCGCCGGCAACGCCGCGCCCCACGCCGACAAGGTCGAAAAGTCGCGACCGCCAGCCGTTCCGATGGTGTTCGTGATGGTTCCCATCTCAGGGGCCTGGCGATACCGGGATCGCCGGCCTTTCCCGCTTGATGGCCGCAACCGTCATGGGCCCGGGTCGTAGGATGTGGCGCGCGGTCGCCCGCGTATCATCGGCCCACCACGCCTTGACATCATCGGATACCAGCTGGTGCGCCATGTCGAGGTGAAACCCTCGGTATTGCCAATAGGTCGTCGGCCGCATGTCAACGCCGGTGGCCCCCAGCAGCGGCGACAGCAATGCGTCGAGCTCACGTCTGTCTGCTTCGGGCCAGACCAAAATTCGAAACCACGGATTGACGAGCTCCTCGATTCCCCACCGCCATCCAGGTGCCTGCCAGGTCACCAAGTCATACGGCTTGGGCAGAGCAGCCATCTGTGCGATCGATGGGGTGGGGATCGACTGCGTCGAGTGATCCCACTTGAACAGCAAAAGCTCCATCTTACTGATAAGCCTGATGCCATCCCGCGTGGTGGTCGACAACCTCGCCCTGGGGGGAATGGTGCGAGAATACGCAGCAGGCCCGACCGACCACATTATCAGGCCCGAGGAAGGTGAATTCGTGCTTCGAGTTGGCCTCTGTCAGAACATGAAAAGACGTGTTGCGCTCGAAATCGTCCGTCTCATGGTACGCGGTGGAGCCGTCGGCGAGCCGTTGTGGCTCGCCGGCTTTATTGACGATCGGGCGCCAGCGACGGACACGCCACCAGCGACAGAAGAAAATCGATGTGTGGTCGAAATTGTACGAATGCCCAGCAATGACCTGCCCCGGTCGCATCCCTTCGCGCCCGCCCATCGGACAGATGCAGACGTTGTCAGAGATCCACTCCATCGAAGAACCTTTATCCGACGTGCGTCACGCTCTTCACGTCAATAAACCACCGCGAAGCGCCCTTTTCCGATGCCCGCACTTTAGGCGCGTGCGAACAAGGAATCGCATAATGGACCTGCTTACACTTTAAGTGCATGCGGAGCAGACATGCCATTCAAGGACGTGGACATCGCCCCACTTTATTCCGCAATACTGTCATCAAGGCGAGGTGAACGTCAGCGAGGTGATCGGTGGCAGAGTGATGTTGATCGTGAGGGATCCCGACACATTGGGAGTCTGCGCCGTATCTGTTGCCGTGAGGCTGAACGAGGTGGCCATGCCGCGAGGGAGTGCCGCGATGTTAAACCCCGTCGCGTCGGCGGTTATAGTAAGCTCCGACGCTGCGGCCCATGCGATATTAGCAGGCGGAATCGGATTTCCATTCTGATCGCCAACGGTCACGTGCATGGACGCACCGCCCTCGATGAGGGTTAGCGACGTAATTTGCGATGCCATAATAGCCTCTTTAAATGTGAGAGCTGGAGTCACCTGGAGAACGAACTCGCTCCCCGAGAGCTTGTAGCCATCCTGCAGAGAGTGCAATTTCAGTTCATAAAAGCCCGCCGTTGGCGGCGATGTAGGATCCCAGAGGGTGACAATCGTCGATCCCGACACACCGACGATGCCCTCAACGCCTTTGGCGTAGAAGGTCGCTGTATTCGAGACGCTTTCGGTGATGTTGGCGACGAGCGTGCCAGTCGGCGACGAAGCTAATGCGTCCAGATCAGAGAGCGAGAGCATTTAAGGGTTCCCCACCCGTATTGGTCAACTGGCGAAGCCCATTCCACTGCAGCTCCTCCCGACCCTTCGAGTCCCCCGCTTTCACGTCGTCGTTCCCTGCGTCCGCAGGTCGGCCGAGCCCTTGTAGGCCGCGGTACCGGCCGGCAGGGTCAGTCGCAGCCAAACGCCTTGCGCTCCGGCGGAATTCGGTGCTGCCCCTGGTGGCAGATTGCCCGGGGTCGGCACGCTGACGAACGCGGGCTGTGTCGTAAAAGCACCGACGCCCGAAGAGGGAGCGGTCTGCCGGTTGGCGATTGTGCCGGTGTCGTTTAGTGCCGTCGTCAGCGCCAGGTCCAAGAGAGTGCCCGACGGCAGGGTAGGCGTCTCATTCGCTACCTCGATCTGCGTGCCGGTCAATGCTGTGGCCGTGTTGTTGTTGACAGTGAAAACCTTTTCGTAATAGGTACGTTGCGCACCGGACGGAACGTCGGCAGCACTTGTCGAAAATATGCGGATCACTGCCGTCACTGGGTTCGGCAGAATCTCGAACAGCATCCCCTGGAGAATTTTATAGGTCGTCGTGTTGTCTGGCACCGTGACCCAGTCGCGGTTTACCGCGACCACGTCGGCGCCGTAGCCTGCAGTGGCTATCGCCTGCCGCAATTGGTTGAGCCCGGTGCCGCCTTTGGTCCAAATGATCTGTCCAGCTGAGATACTGGCGCCGTCGCCTGACTGCAATTTGAACAGTGCTGGTGTCGTACCGCTATGATTCGCCGCTCCGGTTTGCGCGGTGCGCACAGTTGCGTCGGTCGTCACCGAACTCGTCGGCAGCACGCAGCTATGCGCGGCGAGTGCTACGTCACCGATCGCGGACGAGCCGCCCGGATTGGCCACTGGTCCGTTCGCACTCGCCCCCGACAGCGCGGCGTAAAGCAACCGCTCGAGCGATTGCGACCCGGTCACCCAGCTCTGCCCGTTCAAAGTCAGTGTCTGGCTCTGAATGGCACCGGTCGAGTCGCGCCCGGAATAGGCGATCTTGGTCGCGGTATCACTCGATGAGCTCGAGATGACGTCGACGCTGCCGGTCGGCGTGACGTCGTAGAACGCGACACGACGAGTAAAGTCGACAGCGCCGCCTATCGTGGCGCCGTCCGTCTCTGGCATGTTGGCCGAGCCATAGACGACGATGTCGGATGGCAGCACGCTCATCAGAGGCTCCTGTGTTCTTCGACATCAGGTTTATGCAACCGATTGGGCAACAGGGCCCTGGGACGGCGGTTGCGAGCCGCCCCACTAACCGAAAAGACGGGTCGCGGTTATTCGCCGACTGTCCCTGTGCGGGTCTCCGTCTTTGGCATTTCAGGGTCGCGCAGCTGGACCGGCCCTTGAGCGGTCACGAACATCGGCACGTCGCCACCCTCGACCGGATTGAGGCCCAGGACGTCGCGCGCCTCGTTCAGAGTGAAGATGCCGTCCTTGACATAGTTGGTGAGGATCACCGATTGGTCCTTGCGATCCGTCGGCTGTATATCCGACCAGGCGAATTCGAGGTCGCTGTGGCCCATCCGCTTTTGGATGACGTTATCGACCAATCGCTTAACCCAGCCCATCAGCGGGGCCAGGCCCTCCTCGAGAGCAGCTTCCTGCGCGGTCTGCGCCGTTGCCCGATTGACCTGCGGGGTGAAGGCGGTCGGTGGCAACGAGAACGCATAACAGACGATGCGCGCCAACCACTCGTCAAAATCATCCTTGTAGGGTGCTTCCTTGAAGGCTTGGTATTTGACCCCGCTCGGTCCCCAGAGCAGCCGGCTGCGGCTGCCGGTATTGCCCGCCAGGATAGAGTCGAACCAATCTTGGAAGCGGTGGATCTGCTCGGCGTTCCAGCCATCCGGGGCGCTCAGCAACCCTGGCGGAACGTTCCCTTCGGTGAAGTGTTGCAGTTGCATGAACTGCCGGCGCAGCCCGATGTTGACCGTCACGACGATCTGCTCGACAGGACTGAGCCCGTATGCCTTGTGTGGGCGACGGTTGCGCGGCAGGTAGATCAGTTCGGCGTCGCTTAGAAGACGCCACGGCCGGCCGTGGATTACCTGCTCATAGGCCGGCGCCGGCGGCCGCGGCCGACGTCCAGTGTCGTCGACCAGCACCTTGATTGTCGACCCGTCGACGACATCGAGGCCAATGATGTCGCCGCCGCGGTTGCGGCGTACTTCGAAGGCGGGTGCATCGAGCACGAGGAGGTCCTCGAGAGCCTCACGCAGCCAGGTCGCGAACGGTTGCTCGCCATCGGGCACCCGCCAGAACTCGGTCAACCGCTCGATGCGTAGTGCGGCGTCCGCCGCCGGATGGCGCGCGTCGCGCGACTTGATGATCCACTCGTGCTTCTCGATTTGGTCCTTGCGGGTTTCGATCGCGAGCCGCGTGATATCGTGGCTCTCGGCCAAGGCCCGCAGTTCGTCAAAACCGATGGGCTCGTAGGAGCGCGGTGTGTAGGTCGTGTTGTAGCCGACCGGAAAGTCCCACAATCGTACCCGCTCGGGCTCGGGGGGTACCAGAGGATAACTCGGGGAAAAGATTCCCTGGTCGGGCTGGAAGACGTCGCGAAACTGCGTAATATCGTTCTGAGTTCCCCAGCCACCCCAGCTGTAGGATGCGATCGGCGCGCGCTGGGGTTGTGTCAATGGAGTCCGTTTTCCGCCGGCGGGTGGCATGGCCTACTCCGCACCTTTTGCACGATCAGCTGCGGCAATCATTAATAGCCTCCCGTGATCGCGACGCGTTTCCAGGTGTTTGTCGCAGTGCAGATGTAGAGGAACTCGCTGTCATGGGTGACTTGGTTGGTCGTGCAGGCCGACGACGAGGCCGGCGAACCCGAACTGATCAACCCGCCCAGATTGTTGAGGGTTTGCGGCGTCGCCGAGACAACCCTGAAGTTCGATCCGTCGAATTGCAGCGCCAGGAATTCGTAATTCTGGCCGACCGCCAGAGTGATCGAATTACTCGCTGTGCCGCCGCCTCCAGAGACCAGGAGTTTTTCGTCGGCGGCGCCGTTGACTTGCACTGTCATTGTTTTGCTGTTGTCGCTTGCAAAGCCCATGGTCCAGCCGGTGACGATCGAGTTTGTCGACGGCAGGGTCACGATCAGCGACGATGTCGGCGTATTGTAGCTCGATACCGCATTGCCGTTGTCCCTTTGCGAGGCGGCGTAGGTGGTGACCGACGGAAAGCTCCAGCGGTTGATGCCTGGGGCGTTGCCGGAGAGCCCGATCTGGGTCGCCGTCGCCGGTGTCGCCCCGACGACCCGGAAGTTGTTGCCGTCGAACTGCAGCACGAGGAGCTCGTAGTTGCCCGATGCCAGCGACGCGGAGGTCGCGGTGGCACCGCTGCCGGGAAACAAGATGTGGCCGCCCGAGGTGCCGTTTACTTGCACCGAGGCAGTCTTGTTGCTGTCGCTGGCGATACCGATCGTCCAACCCATCGAGATTGTGGTGGTCGGCGGCAAGGTCACCGCGAAGAACGATAGCGGGCTGTTGAAGCTCGACAGCACACTGCCATTGTCTGCGACCGCCGCGGGGTAGGCGCTGACCGCCGGGAAACTCCACCGGCTGATCCCGCCGGCGCCGATCATGCCGATCGTTTGCGCCGTCGCCGGGGTCGCGTCGAGAACGCGGAAATTACCGCTTCCGTCGTATTGCAGAACCAGAAACTCATAGGCGCCCTGGGTGGTGTTGGCGAGCGTCACAGTCATCGCTGATCCGCCCGATCCGGGCCACAGGATGTGTCCGCCCGACGTCGCGTTGGCCTGAACCGACAGCGGCTTGCTGGCGTCGGTCGCAAACCCTATGCTCCATCCTGTCGGCAATGCCGATGTCGGGGGCAGGGTCACGCTCAGTCCAGCGGCCGTGTTGAAGCTCGACAGGATATTGCCATTGTCCGCCAATGTCGCCGCGTATCCCGAGGTCGAGGGGTAGAGCCAGTTGCTCGGCCAGGGCGGCGGATCAAATCCGTTGACCAGACGCGTGCTGCGGGTCGAGGAGATGATGCGCCAGTTGTTGCCGTCTGACTGCAGGGCCACGTTCTCGTAGTTGCCGGGTCCAAGGATGATCGACGACATTGCCTTGCCGCCCGACAGGATCGCTCCGGACGGAGCAGTGATCGTCATGCCCTTGCCGTTATCCGTCGCAAAACCCATCGTCCAGCCAGGGTTCACGCTGCCAACCGCCGGAAGGGTTACAGTCAGCGACGCGCCAGGGGCATTGTAGCTCGAAATGTTGAGCCCATCGTCGACGGGGGCCGCCGTATAGCTCCCTGTCGTCGGGAAATACCACCGGCTGCGAGACCCGCCTCCAATCACCGTAACCCCGGTCGAGGACGGCCCGAAATTGACCGTGGCACCCCCGTAATTCGGGTTGATCAATATATTTCCGTTGCTCGCTGTCGCATTGACCGCGGTGACGCAGTTGAAATAGGGCGAGATGAAGGTGTTGAGGCCATTGTGGTCGAAGGTGATCGACAGGCAGGTCGGCGATACCTCGAGATCGAGCGCCAAAAAGGTATTGCTGAAATTGTATCCATTTTCGAGCACCAGGCCCCTGCCGCCGGTGCCCTCCGCAGTGCCGGCTCCCGAGATCCGTGAGAATTGTGTTTGTTCGAGCGCCAACCCGGCGGCACCCCCGGCCGATACGCATATCGCGTAAATGTCGCTGTCGAGAACATAGTTGAACTGGCACCCGCCGGAATTCGGAGCGGTGTTGGCGTTATTGACGACCATGTGATCGATTTTTATCGAGTTATGGGCATCGGAGAAATCGCTTTTCCCGAGCACCACCGCATAGGCGGGAGTGCTGGCGTTGACCAACAAGACGCCTTCTTGCCTGAAGTAGAAACAGCCGGTCGGGCTGCTGATCGAGCCGCCGCCGCACTGGATTTTGAGCACCGGCCCCGAGGGGATCGCGCGCCCGTCGATCGTTGCCGCTTCGGAGATCAGCCGAAAGCCCTTGCTCGCTTGGCCGGCATAGTCGATCGAAATCGGCGAGGTGACCTTGTAGGTTCCGGCCGACATATGTACTGGCCAGTTGTTGGTGACCGCTGTCGAGATCGTCGTGTTGATCGCCATCGTGTCGTCATGACTGCCGTCACCAACGGCACCATTGCACCGCACATCGATCCACGGGCGTCCCGAGCACATCAGCGCGTCGCCACCCATCGTCGCAGTGCCGGTGGTAGACAAAGTCGAAAAATTGCCGGGCGATTGTGCAGCGCTCGGCGCGGCCGCCCCAAAGCCGATGGCGAGGGCGCCGAGCCAGATGAGGCGCTTCATCACGACCCGCGTGCAATCGGCTGGGTCGTCGTATTCGCGTCTTTGACCAGGAGCCTCAATTCACGATCTCCTTCCATGCAGCATCAGACGCCGCCCTTCCACCCCAACCCCCGGAACGCCCGCCCTGGCGGGCGGCCGTCCGGGGGCTCTCCCCGCAGGCGAGGAGAGGGAGGCTCCACATCGGCGGGAAGCTGAGGGCCGTAAATGGCGAATCTCTAAGAGCGGGCCTGCTGAGCGAGCTGGCGATAAAGGTCGTAGATCCCCTGGTCGGGCATCGGCTCGAGCAGCAGATCGGTCAATGCCCACACCAGGGCGTCGACCCGGTCGGGCGAGTGTCGCGCCGAGCGCAAGTCGAGGGCCTCGTCACCGGCAGGCACAAAGCCGCACATCTGGTCTTCGAGCTGTGGGAAGGCACCGATGTGGTGAACCCGGCCCTGCTCGTAGAGTGCGGCTACCGGCTCGGCCCGGGCAACCTTGCCGCGTGAGGCCCGCACCGCCGCGAAGGGCACGTTCGGATCGATCACGCGCAACGTCGCCTCGACCATCTCGCCGCCGTGGTTGACCTCGGCAACGACCCGGTCGGCGCGGTGCGCGCGATAGGCTGCGATCGCGGTCTTTGCCCACTCCATCGGCGGGTAGCGGCCGGATGCGTCGGCGAGAACCCAGGCCCGCTCTTGGTCGTCTCTACCGGCGACGATGATGCCGGTCTCATCGGCTTCCGCGGTCGAGGTCGCCGCCGGGTCGATCGCCACCACGACCCTGATCAATGTCGGTGCCGCAGTCGCTCGCGCCGTCTCGATGAGGCCGCGGGTCCACAGCGCACCCGGCACGTCGTCGAGCAGCTCGGCCTCGATCTCCTGCCGGCCGAGCCGCGTCCCCTCGTATTTGCGGATGATCTGATCGATGAAGGCGGGCGCCAGATTGGTGCGGTTCTCATAGGTCGAGCCACGCGTTACCACGGCTGTGGGATCGGCGATCAAGGCGCGGATCAATTTTGTCGGCCGCGGCGTCGTGGTGACCACGACACGCGGGTCGGTGCCCAACCGCAGCCCGAACATCAGCATGTCCCAGGCCTCGGGATAGCGCCAGCTGCCGAGCTCGTCGCACCATGTCGCATCATGCTGCGGCCCGCGCAGGCGCTCGGGTTCGTCAGCGCTATAGAGCGTCGCGACAGCCCCGTTCGGCCAGGTCAACCGCCGCTTCGAAGGCTCGTAGCGTGGCCGGTCCCAAGGCGGTGAGATTGCCAGGATGCCGCTTTCGCCTTCGACCATGACATTGCGCGCATCGGCGGCAGTTGGTGCAACGAGCGCCAGGTGGCGCGCCGTCCGCGCTGCCACCCTGGCGCGGATCAGCTCGGCGCCGGCTCGCGTCTTGCCAAATCCGCGGCCGGCGAGGAGAAGCCACACCCGCCAGTTGCCCCGCGGCGGCAGCTGCGCCGGGCGCGCCCAAAATGCCCAGTCATAGAGCAGCGCGCGTCCCTCGGCGGGGGTCAATGCGGCGGCGAGGTTTTTCCTTTCGGGCTCGGGCAGCGAAGCGAGCCAACCCGCTTTCGAGCTCCTCACCCGCATTCCTCCGCCAGATCATGGAGCCGTTCCGCGTTTCTGCGTCTCTGACGCGCTCCGTCGCCGCTTCCGCCAACTTCGACGATTTCTACCAGATCGATCCGGATTTGTCAATCACGAAATGCTCGTATCGCAATCACGGGCGATTCCGAAATGCGCTTCGAGCGCCCCAAGTGCCGCGATCAGTATGCCCGACGCCGCTTCCTGACTGACCCGGCGGCCATTCCAGCCCTGCTCGAGCGCCCATTCCTTCAGCGACCGTTCCCAGCCGACGACGTGCCATAGGCATGAGCCGGCGGGCGAGCCCATGCCACCGAGGGCCCGGATGGCGCGCCAGACCATGTCTCGCGCACCCTCAATCCGCATACCCGGCTCATCTCCAGCGCGGAATCTCGACGAACCGCCGACCCGCAATCGCGACCAATCGGGAGCACGCAGCGGATCGAGCTGGGCGGTCGCAAAGCGCGCCCGGAAATCTTCGCCTGCCTGGCGCATGCTCGCGGTGATCGAACCCCGGCGCTCCATGGCGCCGAGCGTGTCGACGGCACGATAGGGTCGCGCGGGACGACCCGATTCGTCAGCGATCGGCCGCTCTAGCCGTTCGACGATGCCCTGGTTGCGCCGTTCCGGCGTCGGCGTCACCGCGACGTTCTCGTCCAATGAAAGCACGAGGCGGCGAGAATGGTGGCGTGTCATTGATTTACCTATCAGAACAAATCAAGAACGATTTGATCGCGAAAAACCGCGAGCAGCCTGCTCGATCCGCTTCAGAAATTGCCCTGAAGGCTTGACGCTATAGCGACTGCGGCGGCCGCCGACAACCTTGGCGATCGCTTCGACCTCGCGGAGACGGTCAGCTTCGGCCTCGCTGCCATAGGCGACATGACAGACCACATGATGCTCCGGGCAATAGGGCGAGGCAGCTTTTCGCGGGGCGCCACAGATTCGCCGGCCCTCGCATTTGTCGAGAAGGTAGGCGCACCCCGGTTCGTCCTGAACATCCTCCCACCCCACCGGTACCGTCGAAATCCTCATAAGTGTCTCCGTTTTCGCACTAAATCGCTTGTCAGGATCACACCGGCATGGTAGCGTTGAATATCGGTGTGTCAATATAGCAAATTGCTGGGGACGCATTATGGACGGTCGTTGGTTTCATCAGGCCCTGGAGCGGGTCAACGCGACGCAGGCGGATCTCGCGCGCCAACTACGGCTGGCGCCTTCGGCGGTTTCCCGCATGATGAAGGGCGAGCGCCAGATGAAGCTGTTGGAGGCGGTGCAGATCGCCGATTTCCTCGGCGCCTCGCAGGAGGAGGTATTGCGCCATGCCGGTGAGGCGACGGCGCCGCCGCCGCCTGGCACAATGCCGCGTGGGCGCGGGCGTCCGCCCTCGACCGCGAGCGGGACCTCTTCCTCGTCGCCGGCGGCACTAGCTCGCGGGTCGGATCAGATCCCGATCCGCAGTGCGGCGCGCGGCGGTGGCGATCAGGAGATGTTTCTCGAAGACGGCCCGATCGGCTACACGCCGCGCCCGGCCAATCTCGGCGGCGTGCGCTCGGCCTATGCGATCTACATGGTTGGCGACAGCATGGAGCCGCGTTACGAGCCCGGCTGGCTCCTACATGTCAACCCGTTCAAACCGCCGACGCGCGGCCGTGACGTCGTCGTCTACAAGGCGGACAACTCGGTGTTGATCAAGCAGTTTGTCGGCTGGGAGAGCGACACCTTGGTGTTGCACCAGCTCAACCCGACCGACACGTTGCGCGTCCCGCGAGCAGAGGTGCGCGAATGCCACCTCGTCGTCGGCGCCGATCAGGAAGGCTGA